AGACCGTTAGTAGTCAGAGTAACAACAGCGTTACCTTCAATACTACGACCATTACCGTCCAAAGTTACGTTTACCGAAGCAAGACGGTTGAAGGGATCAGTAATCGCCATACGAGTACCCTCTTCAGGGTCCGCAGGAAAATACACCGTAATGGGGTTAATTGCCGTGTGTACGAGTCGAGCATTCTCAGGAGGGCGTTCAAGAACATTGAGTGCCTCGTTACGACGATCCTGTGCGCTTACATTGAAATCACCCAAAGGCCAGTCAATATATTGTTCTCCAAGGTTCAGCCCATTTTCAGACCGAACCAAGGAGTTCAAACGTACTAGAGCTTCGTCGATTTGCAACCGAGTTACGTTCCGGTCCCAATCTAGAACACGCAGTTCCCGGAATGCAGATTCGATGATACTGGAAACTTGCGTCATTGTTTATTATTCTCCGGGAGCGTAAAGGTTCTTGTTATTCAGGACTCGTTCACGAAGGAACTGCTGCTGATCGTAACGGATGATAAGCTGATTACGCTGCATCATATACCGTTGCATAGCCTCAGGCGGAATCTCTCGGCCATAACGCGGATTAAGGCGCATTGCCAGTGAGGTCGTGAAAAAGTCGTCAAAGTCAGCTGGAAACGGCATTTCGGACGTAAGTTGGAGATCAGTAATTTCTACCCACTCACCAAGGTCAGCACGATAGAAAAACTCTTTCTTAGTACCGTTCGTACTCAAGACAAGAGTAGAACCACCAGCAACCGAACGACCGTTACCATTCAAGGTCAAGTTAAAAGTGCTGAAGTTACCAAGAACGTCAATCACCTTAAAACGCTGACCATCAGTCGGGTACGGATCAAGGTCAAGAGTGGTTGCAGCGCTCAGGTTGCATTGCAGTCGAGCTTGTGGATTAATAACCCAAGCAGCCGCTTCCGCAGCCGTAAGAGCAACACCAGAAGGCTTACGAATGTTAGCGTCCGTCACCACAGTCCAGTCTTCAAAGTCGTAACCAACTTCGTTACCGAACGTAGAAAAAATCAGAGTTTCGAGGCGACGAAGAGCTTCAGTAGCCTGCGGGGAAGTAGGAGAGGCCGAGATAGCGATAAGATTGCTCTCGCGGTACGCATCGGTAATGATGTCAGAAACAATAGTGCTCATTAAGACAATCCTTTATTACGAAACCAGAAGAATACCTGCGCCACCAGAAGCGGTCGTAACCGAAGCTCGGGCAACAGTACCTACAAAGATAGGCAGCTTGTGAAGCAAACCTACGTTTCCAGCTTGCACGGTAATAGCAGGAAGAGCCACATCGGGAACACCTTCTTGCCGAAGAGTAAAAGTCCAAGTGCCCGCAGCAGTGGGAACAAAACCACCAACTCGTGAGCCTTGGATTGTAACAGTAGAATCAGCCGCTACAGCAACGGCCTTGTAATGTGAGCCAGCAGTCATTCTCATTCCTTTATACAAAGAAATCCGGGGCGTACGTATTACTACGCAGAGGCCCCGGACGTATGGGTTAGCCGTTAACGCGGACAATACGCCGACGGGCGTTAGCGACCACGTTGGGTTCAATGGCGACGTCGAAACGAACACGGTGTTCACCAGTTTCGAACTTCGAATCCTGCCACATACGAACCGACATGGGGAGCTTAGTCAGCGGCTTACGCATCGAGATACCCGTTGCCGGGGTGATGAGGTCAGCCGTGTGCACCACGATGGCGTTCTTGTTAGCAATGAAGCGCGGCTTCAGAACCGCACCCGGAGCACCCACAAAGTTCACCGCAGCCGTGTTAGCCGGAGCCTGAGCAACCGTCTGATACGGACCCGAAGTGATAATGGCCGGGTAGACACGAACAGCAGCAAGGCCGCCAGCAGCGGTAAAGTTACCAACCACACGGAACTGCTGAAGGTGGTCCAGAGCCTTCTTTGCACGGTTATCGTACGCAAACACACCATCAATGGTAAAGACTTCACCATCCAGCACGGTTTCAGTGCCCGAACCAATATCCATGTTAAGGATTTGAGTAAGGAACTGACCCGGAGCCGCCGAGATGCAGTAGTCTTCGTAGTCACCAGCCGAGTCGGCAGTACCAGCAGTCAGCGCCGAAGTCTGAAGGCGAGTACCAACGGTAAAGCTCGGAAGCTGCTGAGTGAAGGTTGTCGGAATACCCGCGATTTCACCCTGCCACCCCTTACGATACACACCGTCCTGAATGGCGTAAAGCTGAGAATTAGTCGCTTCCACGACGTCCTTACCAAGAGCCTGCTTATCACCATAGGTCAGAACCGCACGAAGCATCGAGTCGTCTTCACAACCTTCTTCCTTCAGGCGAGTATAAGCCGCAGCAATGTCGTCCCAAGTCGAGACAGCCGAGACACCATCACCAATCAGGTTGTTCGAAGCCAGAGCCGCGAAGCGCATGATATAGGCGTCAATGTCGTGTGCAAGACGAAGAGCAGCGGCCTTGATTGCTTCGCTTTCGCGGGCATCGCCGATGTCCTTAATCTTCACAAAGTCGTCCCAGCCCATGCTGGTACCGACCACGTTACGCAGACGATACTGTTCCGAACCGAAGGTCGTGTTCTGCACACCACTGGTCAGATCGGCCACAACGCCGTTCGTGAAAGTGGTCGTGTAGTCAGGAGTGACCTGCTCAACAACAGTGAGACCATTGCGGTCGTTCATCTCTGCACTGTGCTTGTTCCAAGTCACAAGGTCCTTCGAGATGAGGTTATTTTGAAAGATCGCGGCAAAAGAGTTAAGGACAAGCTTTGCCTGATCGACAGTTACAGTAGCCATAATTAGCTATTTCCTTTCGTATGAGAAATATATTTGTTACCCATACGAACAGACAACTATTACCGCCTCTTAGTAAAGAAAACACTTTCAAAGTCATCGAGATTATCGTCGATGTTCTTTACCTTTGGCGTAGCCCTTCCTCGCACAGTCGGCGGAGGGGTTGGGGCTTTAGTTATATTCGTACGAGTCGGAGTTTTCGGAGTTTCCTCATTACCCTCGTCGAGCAGAGCAGAAAGGCGACCAAGTTCCACAGTTGCGGCTGCGGGCCCTCGTGCGACAATTGCCTTTGCAAGTTCAGGATTAGAGGCAAGATGATAAAAAACTTCCGGCCCGTTATCAATAGCACGAATAGTGTCAGTCAAGTACTTGCCATACGCAGGTTCAAGGTCGTTAAACTGGTTAATCAGTTCTTGTCCCTTGTCTACGTAGTCTGGATAACGTTCCAGCGCCGGTGCAAGCTTTTCTTCCCACTGCTCTTGAGCTACTCGTTCAGCTTCTTGGATACGCTTTTGCTGTTCTGCTTCACGCTGCCGAGCTTCAAACTGGCGTTGTTCTTCTTGAACAGTAAACCGGACTAGATCGGCATTGAAGTTTGGATCGAACTGACCCAAAGGATACTTCTTGTTACCGTTTTCATCTTCGTCGTCCCAATGCGGAGCTTTTGGAGCATCGCTATTAGTTTCGGGTTGAGTTTTATTATCAGTTGAGGTCTCAGTAGTGGGTTTTTCAAGCTTTGCAATTCGCTCTTCTAGCTCAATGCGCTTACGCTCTTCTTCCCGATACTTTGCATTCAGTTCACGAATACGCTTTTCAGCACGAGTCTCCTGCTTCGGGGGAGTACCGTCATCCTCGGCTTCATCTTCTTCGTTTACTTCTTCAGTCGTATCTTCTACTTCAACGGGATTGTCATTGGTTTCTTCCGTCTCAACAGTTTCTTCAGTAGTTTCTTCTACGGGCTGTTCTACAGGAGCCTTGCCTGAACCAAAGAACTCGGCCTCAAAAGAGTCCAGATCGTCGGTCATAGTTACTTCGGGAGTTTCAACGGGGTTTGTTTCAATATTCATACTAAGGTTTGCGGTCCTTTAACCGAATTTTGCCGGGCCTATTATTGCGACTGTGTTCCACTGGAAGGCTGGCTAGTTGGGCCAGTGGGAGTCGGTTTATTCTGTTCGATGGCAGTTTTGAGTTCGAGTTCATCAAGACTCTTAGCACCATCGAGAATCATTTAATACCCTTGAAGTTAGTCTCGGTGGCGTCCACCTGATTATCCGAAAGGGCACGGATGCGTTGCGTTTCTGCATTGTACGCATCAATTTGAAGTTCAGCCTGCTTATCTTTAAGCTGCTGAGTGAGTTCCATATTCTGAGCTTGAAGTTGTTGAAGAGCCTGTTGCATTTCCTGAAGTTGTTCAGGAGTAATACCAACACCACCTTCTTCTTCTTCAAGGAACTGTGGAGGAATGGTCTTCTTAAGCCGTTCAGCCAGCTTTTCTGCACCGGGCCAATCTTGAGCTTTAGCAACAAGATCACCTGCAACAGACATAAGCTGAGGCCAGACTTGAATAGCATCCATCATAGCCTGAGCAGCTTCCACGCGTTTAGTCGTGTAAGAGGTTCCAGTACTAAGAGCCGTATCAAACTTACCAACCGACATATCAATCGCGTTGGGGTCCATCGGATCATTAATCTGCTGGAACTTAATTTGCTCGTCTTCTCCAATCCTACGAACAATACGCTTGCCGTCGTAGATTTGCGGCAACAGTTGATTAACAACATCACCACACTCAAGAATAGCAGCGTTGCCGTTATCGTGGAACTGAAGATTAGCTACATCGCCTTCGCGCTGTCGAGCCATAATAGCCCGGCCACTGGTTTCGTTACTACGAATACCAAGCGAAGCGTCATGAATACCAGTAACATCCTTCATGTCCTGAGTATTAACGGCAGCTTCATTCAAAAGAGCCGCCTCAATACCCGGAGGTTGGACAGGAAGTACGTTTTGACCAAACACTGCCTCATCATTAAAGATCATGAGGGTGTCACGCGACTTGTGAGCGTTACGAATGTCGTCTTCACGACCTTCAACAGCGCTTGCAGTCACCATCCACTTGGCCTTGGGAGCATAACCAAGTTGCTCAGCCGCAGTCGAACGGAAGAAATTCTTCATTCGAATGGCGTCTTTCATCCATCGGATCATGCCGTAGCGAACACGACGACCACCGATGTTGATAACGCGACCCGACATACGAATAATCGGCAGTCGAGTAAGCTGATACTCATACGGCCCATCAAGAATCTCAAAGCCTGTGCACAAGTGCATCTGGGCGTAAGTAACCCAAGTAATTCGGGTCTTGATAGGGTTGCCGTTTTGAGCAATAATATCTTCGTAGTTATTGTCTTCGAGAATAAACATCTTGCCATTCTCGAACAAAGCCATAAGACGCTTACGTTCAATCAAGCGCCAGTATTCAGTAATCTGATATGATTCATTGTCAACCCAATCAGTACCGTCAAGGTAATCAATCAGGTGTTCGTGTTCAAGGGCTGCTTCTGGCGTGTCTGGGCCATACTTTGCCTTGAACTCTTCAATCGGAATACGATCATTAACAAACACTCGACGAGCATCACGACCAGTAATATCCGTAGAGAACCGATCCCAAACAACGCTAAGGCAATCGTCAATCGGCTTAATAAAAATTTCTTGGTCAAATACATCGTTACGAGCATAGTCAACACAGACTCGAAACGCACCATCACCGCACTGAATAAGACTTTCAAACGCGTTAGCATAGACTCGATCCGCTCGGCTGTGGTTTTCGATAGCTCGAATAATATCACCACGAACCTCTGCAACAATTTTGTCTTCTTCGTTTGAAGGGACAACCTTAATAGCTTTACGAGACTGAATCCAATCTCCTACCTGTTGTGCAGTAAACTGTGGAATGTTATTAATTACAAGACAAGGAAGGTCTTCACGTTCTGCAAGAACTCGTGGGTCCCATTGTTCACCAGCGGCAAACTTCTTGTCTTCCAAGGCTTCGTCACGATTAACCCTGTCGTATTCTACGTCAGCATCATACTGGTGACGCATATCCTCAAGGAAAGTTTCAACACTATCGAAACCCTCAGGCACATAGTCCTTGCTAATTACAGCTTCATGATAAAGACGATCAAGGATCGTACCTTCTTCTTTTTCGCCGTTCTTGCGTTCTTTAATGTTGGTAACAATTGTTTCCATAGTTATTATGCTGCCATCCATGATGTGTTGCTCTTACCTCCGCCCTGTCTAATCCATGTCTTAGCAGTACGAGTAGGAGCGTCATTTTCATTTGTAGTTTTTGCTCTGCGACTAGGCCGACCAGCAATCTTTTCGAAGAGTTCAGTCAAACCCCAAACAAGTGCATCAACACGATCAGGCGAGCCGGTAGAACTGTTGCGGACTTGATCCACAGAGAAGGTACACATTTGATCTTCAAGAAGATCGAAACTACCAACATGGTGAATACGTCCTTGCTCGTAAAGAGCACTAATAGGTTCTGCCCGAACTACCTTACCCCGAGAAGCATGAACAAGCTTAATAGGAATAGTTCGATCTTGAGCCTTAAGAACGCTAGAGACCATTTCGCCCCCTTGGTTCTTTTCAGCAATGATTTTGTCTGCTTCCCACTTGCGATACATTCGAACAGCAGTTTTGGCCCAATCCTCAGGAGTTCCTTTACAGGTAGCGTCTTCAAGTACGTACCCGTGAGCGTAACCCTCAGCGTCTCGTGCGAGTGCCACTACAACAATACCATGCTCGTCTGCTCCTTCTTCGGAACTCGTCGCAGGGTCTACAGCTACGAAGACACGTTCAAGGTCTTCTGGTGCGAGCTTAACACGAGCGGCGTCAATCAACTCACGAGACCAAAGAGCACCGGGAATATCACCAAGGATTTCACCGTCAAGCTCCTGTCGTCCCAATCGAGTACCACTGTATCGTTCGTACAGTTGTTTAACCGTAGACTTAGCAAGGTTGACTTGGTTATCCAACGTAGCACCACGAGTAACAACTGTATCTGGATCATCAACCAACTTTTTAATAAGAGGAAGCGGTCGTGGAGTAGTAGTAACCAAACACCTAGGGTGTTCACCAAGACGCAGACCGAATTGCAACTGGTCCCATGCGTCTTGCATGTATTCAAACTTGGCCAACTCGTCAACCCAAGCAAAATGATGCTGAGGACCTCGTAGCTGGTCAGGAGTCGTACCGTTATAAGTGTACGCCTTAGAACCGTTAGGCCACGTTAGACAACGGTTCGTAGGTGACCAAGAATCTTCACTAAGGGTAGGGTCCACAGATAGCAGACCCGAATCCCCTTTAATCATAACGTCTCTGGCATCAGCAGCCGTCTCAGCGACCAGAGCAATGCGGCATCCGGGGTATTTGTGGGCGAGTTCCCTGATCCACTCCGACCCCATACGGGTCTTCCCGAAACCGCGACCTGCAAGAACAAGCCATGTATTCCAATCCCCCTCAGGGGCAAGTTGATTGGGTCGTGCCCAAAACTTCCAGTCCCACCTAAGCTTCGCTATCGCTTCCGGCGTTAGCTGGCTTAAATACTTCTGGCGTTCCTCCTCGGCGAGCGAGGCGAGATATTGCGCTGGTGAAATCTCTGACATCTTCCTCAATCTTTTGTTCTCGTACGGCGATCTCAGTGCCCTCTGGGCCACTAATTTCTTGCCTGTCTACGAACATACCCAAGTGCTTTGCAAGCAACTCAGCGCCCCTTAAAACGGCAGCCTCGTTACCTTTCTTTTCAGCACGGTCGATACTCTTAATAATTTTGTCCAAAACAAACGCAGCATCTACGTTCATTTTTTCCATACGATCTTTTTGCAGATATTCAAGAGCAGCTTTTACACCGGGATGGTTTTTAAGCTGTGTACCCATTTTATTAGGGTGAGCAGTTTCGTAACCTGCACGAAGAACTGCCCGACTGGCATTTAGGTCTTTCAAAAATTCGTAACAGAAATTGCGTTGTTTTTCTGGCAATGCCGCAAGGATTGCTTCTCCATCCCCTGAGGCCAGTGCCGCTTTAAGTTTTGGAGTAAGCGCATTAGACAATTTATTATTTCCTCATTAGTTTGTGGGAGCGATTTTTAGACTTGCTTTGAACAGCCAAATTACCCTTTGAATTATCTTTTGGGTTGTTGTTCTTGTGAGCAACATCTTTACCGTCACCCTTTCGTACGCGCCCGGCTTTTTCCATCTTGGCTCGTGCCGCGTTGCGACTCGTACGATTTTTAATTTGTTCAGGTTTGCTGTTGTATCGGGCCTGAGCCTTTGCTCGACCACCTTTATAAGGCATAGGCATTTGCTATAGGCTCCTCTAAAAAATAAAATTGCATTTGTGTCTCTATACGCGTATTATACCAGAAAAACAGACAAAAGTCAATAGTTATTTTATTTTTTACTTGACAAAACGACACAACTGTGGTATAATATGCAGGTAAAGGAGACAATTTATGATTAAAACTTGCAAAGTATGTAATTCCGAGTTTGAAACAAATCAATCTGCAAATACTATTTGTTCAGATAATTGCCGAGAAATACAAAAACAAAAAGCCCGCAATAAATGGAGAACAAAATCAAAAGAACAAAAAAGACTTTGGGCAGGATATACAAAAAAATGGCGGGATAGAAACCCTTACAAAGCTAAAGTTACTTTGCTTAAAGCAAAAGCGTTACGTTCTAATTTACCTTTTGATCTCGATGAGCAATGGTTTCAAAATAACAATCAAATTTTTTGCCCTGTTTTAGGTATTCGTCTTAACCAAGGAGATCGTAACAGCGTTTCTTCCGTAGATAGGATAATTCCTGAATTAGGTTACGTTAAAGAAAATTGTCGTATTATTTCTATGAAAGCTAATATGTTGAAAAACAATGCAACTGTGGAAGAGTTAGAAAAAATAATTCAATATATGAAAAATAATACTTGACTTTTTGTGCATTTTGTGTTATAATATCTTTGTTAGGGGGGGTTAATAGGTACCCCCTTATAACAATAATCGTAGTGATTCGTTATTACCATCGACATATTATAAGTATTGATAGTAAGTCCCTGTGTGCTAATTGTGTGGCTCCCGCGAAACCCCCGGCTTGAAGGCCTTGGGCGACCGTAGGGAGCCATTGTTGTATGTCAATACTTAATTGTAATTATTTACTAGACACCTTTTTTGTAAATAGACATGACAATCGTATTTTTTTATGTAACAAATGAGATGGGGTGGTTACGCATATACGTGGGCGCGCGTTCTCCCCCTCCCCCCTGATGATACGATATATCATTGAACCACGATCAGTCTCGGGCACCCCCCCTGGAATATATTGAGAACAAAGGGAGATCACACCAAGAACAAACTCGGTTCGTCGCTAAAAACACACGTTTCATCGCACTTTTGTAACAAAACTGTAACATTGTAACACAATTGTAACAATTGGATGGGACAAGGGGACATCGAGACGGCACAGGCCCCTCTGAGGGGTGACGCAGGTCCTGTCTTGACCATAGCCCTAGTTTCGCCTAGGGCGTAACCATAGCCTGATCTGCCCTTAGGGGTGAAAAGCATCTGGCGTCTATTGTGGAGCGATTGTATGGCAAACCGTCATCAACGCCGCAAGCGTAGCAAGGCTAAGCAATTAGCCGAAACTATTCGCCTTGCGGAATTGCATCTAGCTAACGAACGTCGCAAGATTGTTCGGCGTAACCTATCGTCACCTATTGAACGTGTGTATGACTACGGCCCTTCAAGTGTGGCAATGGTAGCGCGTAACGCTGGCCCTAGCTATACTGCTAGTGG